TTACCCTGAGTAGTAGCGATTACCTGGCCTTTAGGACGCAAAGCAGAAAGACTAAAACCAATGCCACCACCAAACTTCTCTATCATCGCTTGGTCATGAGCAACACGCATTATGTCTTCCATGCTATCCGGTATATCCATTACATAACACGCAGACATCGTCCCTTCGCCTGTACCAGCATTCATTAACGTCGGACTGTTTGGAATAAAATCCAAATTCCACATTAAATCAAAAAATTCACGTTCTAATGTTTGAACATCATCATCACTAGCCCCATACTTATACTCTACTTCAGATATAGTACGAGCGACTCTAGTAAACATTCCTTCAGCGTTCTCAATAGGACTACCTTCCTCATCTTTTAGATAATACCTACGTTCTAATATCTTCAAGGCATTATCCGTTAGATTAAACGTCGCTGCTTTCACAATTCCCACTTCCTTTTACAAAATAAAAACGGTTTCGGTGCCTCAGATCTACAAACCCGAAACCGTTAATTAACAGTTATATAACTGCGAATGTCCCAATAGATTATGTGACACGTAATTGACCCCACTTAGCTATCATTAAGGCATCGATTGAATCTTGAGATAGTTTACTAACATCATTTCCTAAAATCTTTATAGCCATCGCCTTCACCTTATCCTTATCTGCCCCGCCGTCACCGATAACATCCTTCTTCCAGGTCTTCACATTTACAGTGAAAACATCTATATCATGATGCATAAATACAACACGACACATAGCTAATACATGAACCAGCTTAATGAGAGACTGACGATTCTGGACTAATGGGATATCTTCAATACAAACAAGGTCATCTGGAGTGACATGTTCTTTAACCCATGGACGAAATTGTTCGTATAATCCCTTTAACCTAGTTTCCCAAGATTTAGATTTAAAGGTTAATTCTACCACGTCAAAACCTTCTAAGGAAAGGTTTGCAATGGCTATTTTCGAAGTGCTTAAATCAAGTCCATAAACACTCATATCTTAAAACGTTCTTGACCTCTCCTAGTTACCAACCTACTAATCGTTTCAAATTGAGATTCATAAAGACTGAGTCTACCTTTAAGCAATTTCAACTCGGCGGAAAGTCCAATAACACGAACCCTAAGACTTTCAAGCTGATCATCTTCAGACAATGCTAGACCTTTCAATGAATCTTTAAGTAAACGTTTATCAGATTGTTTTTCTAACTCAGCTATCTTAATAGATAGCATGACATCAAAACCTTCGGACAAGATTGTATGCTGACTGTCTAAACCAGCAATCTTATGTGATAAGTATCCTCGCCATGCACCAAAAAACAGTAACCATTCCTCTATTTGCCCGTCACTAAGACGGTCTGCATTCATAGGAAATTTATAGGAATGGCCCCCTTCAGGATACTCTGGCACAGGATACTGTAAATCGATATTATGTAATTCTGCTGTCTTTTGTAAAAATACAGATACTTTAACCATGTTACATTCCTTTTATAAAATAATCTTTTTCACAAGTCTTACGATAATTACACCAGTCATGTTTCCACTCTGGTTGATACGGATAGAATTCACCCTTATCTAGATACTCTTTTACTTGTCTAAATTTTTCTAAAGTAGTATCAATAATAGAATCATTACGCTCTGTCTCACAGATAATGTATTCCTGATTATTCTTATTTATATAGAAAATGATTCCCTCATTAATCCCGGTCATCAACGAGTATAAATTCCACTGAATCAGATGATCATGTCGAGGGAGATATTGAGCATACTTAGGATTTTTAGGTTCTGCCATACTTTTCAGTTCTAACAGAACTTCTTTATCATCTGCAGGACGTTTAATGATAGCATCGTAAAAGCCACGGATAAGTGGGTCCTCATAAGTAACCTCTTGCTCCGACGATACCATTAGACCAGTTTCAATTAATTTCTTCTCAATAAACTCATGGAAAACGGTACCGATACCCATACGACGAAGACTTTGAGACGGTATAGGGTCTTGATCATATCCTAACATGTAGTAATACAAAGCTCGTGGACATAAATGAGCTTGCGAAGGACTAAAATGTGTACGTTTATATGAATCTCGTTGCTGAGTTAAATCATAATTATCAAAAGCCGATTCAATCCAATGTTTTTCTCTATCTTTAAGTAATTGACTAAGTTTAGGCATCTATTTGCTCCTCTGCATATGTTATTAATTGAGTAATAAACTCGTTTTTAAATGACTGTCGCACCTCTTTTAATGGAAATCTCCATATCTCTATCTTATAACCCTCCCGTATGTATTCATCCCTAACTGCATCACGACGTTTCATATGATAAGGGCCATCGATCTCCAATGCTAATAATAAGTCTGGAATGTATATATCCACTACGTATGGTTCAAAATCTTGTTCTAGGATACTCCCGAAACCCGCCTCACGAACCCATTCTGCCATCATAAATTGTTCAGGAGTATCTTTTTTACGAGGCTCTGGCCTCATTTACCTATACGTCGCATAGTAGGATTATCAGTATCCCAACTCGACGTATTTGGCCCACCTGCACGAGAAGTTATTCGTTCAGTTTGTAGTAGCCGTTCTGCTAATAAATCTACATCACCTGCATCTGCAACATTAAGAAGGGTATTTTCTTGCTCTGGAAATTCTTCAGCACCAATAGCCCTATCAGGCAGGCCCATATCCACTTCAGATTCAACAATCTTATTACGCCGCTTACGCTTCTTGGGAGGTTTCTTTAAACCCTCACTAATCTCGGCAGTCATGTCAGCATAAATAGCCCTAGCCGTCTCATGAAGCCGAGCAGAAAACTTATCAGCCATCTCAGCTGCTAAATCCTCATCTATATGGTAAACACCCTCTAACATACTACCAAAAGATTGCAAGATGTTATGTAAATCTTCTGCTAAAGTCCTTACTGTAGTCATGCCGCACTCCTTATGTCCTCTTCAATGGACGTTCTAAGCCCATCATTATCTTTCATCAACTGTAAAAATTTCTCTTTACCTAAAGCCTTATGTAGTATTTCGCCTGTTGTTTTATCTAGATACGAATACTGAGGCCCATTACGAAGAACTATACCCAAATCTGAGGCCATCATAAAGGCTTCATATACAGGATCAGGTAAACCTGTGTAATAGAAGGGTACACTAGAAGTCAACAAAGGAGTATAAGTTTTATTCTTCTCCGCTTTCATTTCGATGAAAAACCCTTGTGGACTTTTTTGGTCACCAATGGTTTCGCCCTTCCTAACACGAACCATAATTCGTGAGAAGAATTCCTGTCCTTTCCCGCCTGGAAGAGCATCACGAGTTATGTACCCGCCAATACCTGCCCTAATCTGGTTAATCAGTATCACCGCTGTCTTCTCATTAGAAGGGGCCAACTTTCGAAATAACTGATTCATTAGTCTAGCTTGTAGACCGATGCTTAGATGATCCATACCTTCTTTTGCCTCTGCCGTAGGCAGTAGAGCCGCTATAGAATCCAGAACAACTATGTCTACCCCTTGCTCACACAAAGCCAACAGAATATCTAAAGCACGTTCTCCAGTATCAGGACGAGATACTATCAAATCTTTAGTACTAATGCCAACATTGGATGACCAAATGGGATCATACGAGAATTCAGCATCAATAAAACCACAGGTATACCCTAATGTTTGAGCATGAGCAATAATACGTTGACTAATGTAAGTTTTGCCAGAAGACTGGTAACCAAATAGCTCTGTTACAGCTTGCCGTGGCACACCGCCACCTAACATATTATCTAATGCTGGCATCCCGGTAGGAATACGAATCGTATCTAATGCGTCATCGTCCCCAACTACAAGATTAGTTTTTAACTGTTTGTTAATAATATTAACAATTGAAGATATACCATTATCCATCAATTAAATCTCCCCAAGATTCTTTAGACCTTTGGAAATCAACCACCACTGGCACGTCCCCTTTTAAGGTGAAATTTTCCATAATCTGTCGAAGATCTTTAATAGCGGTTTCTTCAAGATTATCAAAGACAATTTCATCATGAACACAATTAGTAATCGTTCCACCTACTGATTCTACATACTCAGCAGTACGTAATAAAGTAAGTTTCATCAAGTCTGCTGCAGTACCTTGAATCATATAATTAAACGCCTTAAATTCTTCACCCGCTTCAATAGGTAACTTACGTTTAAATGCTGTTTCAATATACCCATCTCTTTCCGCTGCAAGTTTACAATAGTATGTTTGAGCTTTTAATTGTGGATAGGCTGTATGTAAATGATTTAACAGCACTCCAGCTTGTGCTTTAGATAACTCTAAATCACCCGATAATTTACCAACACCAGCCCCATAAAGTGTTGCAAAATTCAAAGTTTTTCCAATGCGACGATCCTCTTTAGTAACTTCGTTCAATTCCTTTTGAAAAACTAAAGATGCTGTTGTAGCATGCAAATCTTCGCCATCTTTAAACGCCTGAACCATATTACGTTGGTTAGAAAGAGAGGATGCTATACGCAATTCAATCTGAGAGTAATCAAAGTCAAAAAACTCATTATCAGGGATAAAAGTACGCCTTAAAGTTTTAGGCACATTCTGCATATTTGGAGAACTGCTACTAAATCTACCAGTGCCAGCACCCATAGCATTCCAATGAGGATGAATACGACCTTGAATATCTTTATATGGCTCCAGAAATGTACTAGACCACTTAGTTAAATTACGATTACGCAGTACTAATTCCACTACTGGTGTGCCAACCGGATGCTTAATTTTTTCTAAAGTCTTCGAATCAACACTTCGTTGTCCAGTCTCAGTTAATTTAGCAGGTTTTATCTTTAACGTATCATAAAGATAAGAAGCTAATTGCTGATTTGAATTAACCTCAAGAGGAAATCCTACAATCTGATAAAGTTTATCTTGAATGGCTCGTTGTTCCACACGATATTCTTTTATCATTGTATTAACATATTCTGTATTAATACGTATACCAATGTCTTCCATTTTAAAAATTACAGGGATTAAGTCATGCTCTATCTTAGTGATTTGACGTTCTTCCGAAGATCTTGGAACATCCATATAGATATGAGCTAATGCTTTCGTAAGGACAGTGTCTAATACCGCATAAGGATCCATAAATTCTGACGGAACTTGATGATAACCTTTTAATCTATATTTATGGATATATTCTTTAATTACATCTTCTGCGGCCCCTGCAGCAGCCCCAAACACTATCTCTCCAAGTTCTTTTAAACCATGCTTAGAACTTGGATTATCAACATAGGACAGACGCATCGTATCTAAAAGAGAAATTGGGAAATTAGTACCATACGTGACTTTCATCATATGCAAGTCAAACTCAGCATTATGAAAAACAAACGTCTTCTCAGTAGATGAGAACAAAGCGTTCATCAGTCTACCGATATTATCTGCCCCAAAATCCGTATTACGAATAAATATGCCGTAATCATCCCATGCTAGAGAGACACCAAACGCCCTATCAATAGTCCAATCCAATCCTGTCGTTTCAGTATCGACAGCAACAAAATCATCTCTGCTGCTTAAGATTGAATCTCTAACATCATCAAGGTTCGTCGTATTGAATAGACTGTAGGATGGTAAATTCTTCTGTGCCTGTACCAATTCGAAAAGCTCCATTACATTGAGATAAAATTTCCACATTGACTGTTTCTTCTTCAAAAGCAGATATACATTTGATTAAAAATGGTAAAGAGAAATAAGTACGAGCGAACTCTTTAACTATCTCCACATCTTCAATTACCAACTCTGCTTCAATAACAGCTTTAGGTATGTATATATCTAAACCATCACTGGTGCCACTGATACCAACCATATCTTCTTTAGTAGTTTGATTGGCTAATCTAAAAGTCTCTAATAACCGTAATTTATTGGCGGTGAATAAAAGTTCACCCTCAGTTTCAGTTAAAGTATAAACAGTAGACGGATACTTCTCACTAGAAATACGTGTAGAGATTAACGTAGGGCCATCAGACATAATAAGTTGTTGCTGGCTTGAAAGTCCTATCTGTATATCTGTACTTGAAAATAATCTACTTACTACCGAGGCATACTCTGGCGGCATAACAATTTCAGATAGAGTTTCTCCCGAAAATGGCACCTTCGTCGCATACTGATAGATAGCTCCCGCTCCAGAGATAAAAAACTTACCATCTTTATTACCCAGGTAGCAATAAGTCAGTCCCACATTCTCAGAAGTCTTAGAAACGAAATCTTTAGACTTAGATAAAGCACGAAGAAAATCTCTTCCTACGGTACAACTTACTTCCATCTTAGGAGACTCAGGAATCTCATCATAAGGGCCGTCACAATATGGGACTACTATTCTAGACTTACCAGAAGTGATAACAACGGCTCCCTTGGTGTTGACCTTTATATCAATAACTACGCTTTTAAATCCACTCACTATAGTACGAAATACTGATGGGTCTACAG